CATCAAAGAGGACACCCCAGATGGTGGTAACGTTTCCATTGCTTGAGCTGGAGCAGTAACGGCAGGTGCCGGAGTAGGTGTATACCCTGATAATATGCCACTTGCTTGTTCGCCAACAGCAGTTCTGGCGGCGGCAACGTTTGCAGGATTGGCAAAGGCGGTATCTGTAAAGTACTGTCTACCCATGCTTCCGGGTCTGCGGTTTGGATCTTCATAGTTAACCCGCCCACGGACAGCTTGTAAGTCCATGGGGATAGTACCCTTATAGCCGGGGGTTTGCACCTTATCCGCACCAGTTACGGCCTTAATTCCAGCGGCGGCAGTAGCTAAAGCCGCCCAGTTGGTATTGCCTTTAGCGTCTGTAAAAGCACCTTTGAGTTGGCTATAAATCTTGTCAGTTATAGAAGAACCAGTAGGGGCTACGGGCTGTCCACGCAAAGAAGCAAACGTATCCTTTGTAATACCAGACTTGTCAGCATTGGTCATGGCATCGTATTGCGAACCCGTCAGAGAGTAATAATCATTAGTCTCTGGGTTTACTCCATACTTTGTGCCATCTGCCATCGTGTAAATAATGTCACCAGCAATAGTCTCGGTCTTAACCGCTTGGTCTGCAATATATTGCGTAGTGCTTACTTCTGGTATTGGAGTTGTCCAATCCAAACCCGCATAGGGATCGGTTACAACATCTACATTGGTATTTGGATCATCAAACCATTGATAGGTGTATTCACCATCTTCGCCCACACCAGTTATTTCATAGCTCATATTTAACCTCTTCTGCGTAGAAGCCCCGGTAGGCCACGAATTGACCCTCCCGAAGCGATTTTAACCGTGCCGTCTTGTGTTTGTGTTGACTTTTTGTCTTGCTGTTCTTTAACCAATTTACTAAAGTAATCAGTCTCCAAAGGCGCACCTAACTCAATAGGATTTGTAAACTCTGGAGATATACCAGAACCTACAACTTGGGGTTGTTGTATTTGCTGGTTGCCTTCTGATGCCAAAGCTTGTATCTGTGGAACTAGATTAGCTATCCCCATTTGGAGCTGTGCTTTGGTATTGTCAATTTGTTGTTGCGGTGTTTGTGTTGTATTGGTTGCCGCCGGCCTATTAATCATTGAACCTGTCGGCCCCCAAACAGTACCGACTTTACCCGTGTATGGCTTTGGAGTTGCTGGTTTTTGCCCAACAAAATTACCATATTGATCAAACTTATTGCCAGATGGATCAGACCATACACCCTTGCTGTAACTCCATCCAGTCATGTTTTGAACGTCACCAGACTGGCTTAAATTCTCCCAAGGCTGGGCTTCCTGCTCTGTCAGAGTAGCGTTATATCCAATTGGCTTACCCTCTATGTCTAGCATTTTCCCATCTGGACTAACCCAGTAACCTTCTTTGGTTAACTGCCAATCCCCCATTCCCTGACCAGATGTTCCAAGGAATTGCCAAGGCTGAACTTCTTCCGTAGGGTCAAAACTAGCACCCTGCGACATAGCTGTAATTAACCCAAGGTCTGTTTTGTCTACCTTGTTGTCTTGGTTAATGTCATAGGCAAGATCTACTGGGCGCTTACCAGCCACAATGTCTTTGATTCTTGTAATGTCAGACTCGGCTACATCCCTACCAGCAGTACCTGTGTAAGTCAGCCGTCCGTTAGCCCCCTCAATAGGCGTAGCACCCTTGAAAATATCCGTTACATCAGGAGCCATTGCAGAGGAATAGACCTGTTTACCGCCTTGGTAAATAGTCCCGTCCTGCCTGAGTTCCATTCCGTTATCAAAGTACAGAACACCAGCTTCCCCGTCTGGCTTGGAAATAGGCGCAATAGTTCCGTTCTTGATAGCGTCAAGAGTTATGTTTTGCGTAGTGGTTTCAGATACTTGCGTTGCGTATCTAAGATCTGCGGCAGTGGCGGCATCAACTGCGGCTCTTTGTGCGTCAATAGTTTTCTGTAGCGCCTCAGAAGACTGGTAAAGTTTCCAAGCGGTAGAACCTTCTTTGTTTGCATCCGTTGGCGCACCAAGGTTGTAATCATTCAAGATATCAACCTTACCCTTTAGCGTCCCAGCAGTAGCGGCAAGAGAGTTATTTTGTGTGTTGTACTTATCAATAACTGACTTGTTTTCTGTTTGTATTTTGTTGGCCTCAACAGCGGCATCATTTGCTATCTTTGCTTGCTTTTCAGCTTCTGCCCCAGCCGCATTCCTTGCATCAATACTTTGCCCTGTATTGTTATAGATAGCCATTTGCTTGTCATATTCAGTCTTGGCAGTATTAAATGCATCTGTATAGGGAGTAATCTTGTCAACGACTGGTTGCATTTCCTTGCTGTAGTTATCAAGATATGCTGTACGAGTAACATTAAATTCATCCACTTGTTTTTGAACTTCTTCTTTTTGTTTTGTCCAATCTTGGTAATGCGCGTCATATTCGTCTGCCTTTACTTTGGCAGAAGAAGTTAGATCTTGCACACTCTTATAGGCATCCTTGGCTTCTTTCGCAACCTTTGTTGCGCCCGTGTCTATTAGCGTATTTGCTATGTAGTTACCTATTACTGTAGAAGGATCTTTACCAGAAATTGCGGCGCTTATACCAGTAGAAACGGTTGCATTTATGGTCTTCATCTGCTTGTCAGATAAGCCCCAATCCTTTTGTAAACCTAGTTCACTACTCAATGAGGTGACACCAGACGATACAGAACCAGATGCAAAGCCATCTGCTATTGCTTGGTTAACGTCCTTACCCGTCAAACTAGCCCGAATGCCAGCAACAATAGATGTGTTTAATCCACTAGCTACGGCAGTTCCTATTGCTGGAGTAGTGGCTGAACCAATCTTTTCACCAATGCTTCGCGTAATATCCTTTGTTGTCATTGGCTTTTGTACTACTTCACCAGTTTCTGGATCTATGGTATCGGTGCTTCCAATTTCCGCATATTCCAGCCCTTTGGTTACCGCCCATGAAATAGCGGCAGACTTCATCATGTCTTCTACATTACCGCCCCTTGATGCGGTAATAGCGGCGGAAGTAACAAACGGCGGTATACCCACAGACATACCTGCATATATGGCAATCGTTGGGAGAGGATCCCGAATAATGTTATCTACTGTTTTGTTAATTGTCTGAAGAACAGTGGTAACAGCGCCGCTTACGCCGTTTAGTGTTTTTTGAACAACGTTACTAAGTGTGCTACCAGCATCATCTAACGTTTTACCCGGATTTTTAACTATGTTTGCTACCCAATTCCACCCCATATCAAGACCTTTGCTTTCCAAGAACAACAATAATCATGTCGCTCCTTGAAGAAAACTCTTTGCCTTCGTTTTGATACTTGTCAAAAGCTTGTTTGAAAGCGGAAGAAGTATTTGCATCTACTGGATACATCAAAATATCTGCCCCTATTTTGTAGGCAGACTCAAAGAATGTTGCTATGTTGCTAGGAAGATTGTTTAACGTATCCCCATTAAACATTCTTAGAACGCCAACCCTATCCTTAACTGGATGGATAACAAACAATGTATTGTTCTCTTGAATTCTAATTAATGATGGGTTCTGTATTTCCTGTACATAAGCTGTGTATAACAATCTTGCAGGAGATATTCCCTCACTCTTCTTAGACTGAGCTTTCATCTCATTGGCCGGCACTTTGTTTTGATGTGCGGCAACAACAAGAATATCTCCGGGCTGGAGTTTCTTTTTCTTGCTATCGACTAGTGTGACGTTCATCCGACTTTCCAATTTGTACCGTCTGAATAAACGGGGGTTTTAACCGAGCCACCCGTGGCAACAGTTGATCCAAATACAGGAGCTAGGGCATCAGACACAAACGCTCTAGCCCCAATTCCAGATGTAGCGGCGCTTGGTAACGTTACCACCGTGTAAACGGTAAGAGCAGGAATTATCCCGCTGTCTGTATTTAGTTGGTCTAATATGCCCTGTATACGATTAAAGTACAAACGCAAAACATTATTAAACTGGTTTTGATATGCGTCAGAATAACCTTGTGTAGGCGATGGAAGCGCTGGAGCGGCAATCCTATTGAGATTAGACTCAGAGGTAACAATGAATGTCATCGTCTGCCATCCTGTCTAATATCTAGACGAGGAGATCCTAGTTGCCAAGTAACTCCTGCGGCAGTAGACCTTACTTCCATAGCAATTTGACGGCCTCTTACCCTTGTATAAATCTGACCCGTAAACTCTTCAATTGGAAGAATTGCCGTACGTGTGATCGTGGCAGAAGCATCGCCACCTATGGACGCTGGGCTGTTATATCCAGAGCCTGAGTTTTGCATAGGCTTTAAGTACATCGTTACTTGCGGGCTTGTTGCTGTAGATCCACGGAACGTAATATCTGGTACTACACGCCATATAAACCCAAATCTATCGCCGTCATCAATGTCAAATTCAGCAGAAGTGATGTAAGCCTCAATAGGAGTTGTGGTCGCCGTAGCCTTATCATCTACACCAATTTCATGGTCAACAAGGTTGTAGTTGTAAGTGGCGGCTAGTGGATAATCTCTTAGACCAGAGTCAAGCCATGCGGTTCTAGCCATAGACCCGTAGTACCAGACACCAGTACCGCCTTTTCCATCAGTCTCAAGGTAGTTGTAAACAACATAGCTGTCAACGCTGTTATCAACTGAATCATTTGAGCAATAAAACCACCAGATCTCATTAAAGCCTTCGTTTGTTCCAGATATAACTTGATCAAACTGAGATTTGTTAATGTTTTCAAATACAAACTGGCGCAAGTCACAAGAAAGGGTTTGTGTACGTCCATCGTATTTATAAAACTTATCCACACCCATCCAGTAGGCTACGCCGTTAGCGTATGAAACAGCGTTCTGACCAGCTATGGATATGTTGTCTCCCACCAGTTGAGAACCCCACACAATAGGAGCGCCTACATATTGAAAAGAATAAAGTGATGAATCAGTCCATACCAATATCTCTTGGCGGGCTTGCATGGCCGTGATAATTTCAGACCCGTGAGATAAACGTATATCACCCGCCGTATTGGTGGCTGATGGAGTCCATTCAAGCGCAGACTCTTGGTTTGACCAGCGAATCTGCATTGGATCTTGGGTTGTTGAGCCAAGAGCATTACAGCCAAAAGCAAAAACATATCTACTTGTGTCTGAGACAAGAATAAAGTTTTGAATGATTGGGCAGTTAGAAGCGGAAGCAAAGGCCGTAATATCTATGCCATTTGGGGATATTGATTGAACCCCAGACTGACTTCCTGTCGTTGTTATCAAAGCTCCTGCTGGAGTTGTTGATAGATTGAAAGTCGTAAGTGACACATATCTTGTGTAGTAAGTTGTTCCAACCAATAATCCAGTAGGTAACGCGCCAGTTGTTTGAAACACAATTGCACTTAGGTCTGGCAAAATTATGGTTGAGCTTACAACGCAAGGGCCTGCAATTGTCATAGTCACGATAGACGGCTGATACCCAATATTGGCATCCCAGTAATACAGCGGGCCGCCTTTTGGGCCATAGATTAAATCTTCACCAAAATTGCTTTGACTCCATAGACGCATGGCATCATTTGATGTGGTGCCTACACCCCATGTTCCACTACCCCAAGGGCCAGCGCCCCATCCAACCAAGGGGACAGCGTATGCTGGGCCAACATTTACTTGATATACAGCATAGACAGTGCCACCGCCTGTTGCGGTAGAAGAGGCTTGAGATGCGGCTGTGATTGTGTAAGTGGTAGCGCTTGCGTAAGTTAATTGGTACTCACCGGAAATGGTAATACCGCCAACAGCAGTAGCGCCCGTAAATGTTACAAAATCGCCGTTAATGTATCCACCAGTAGCGTCCGTTACAGTAACTGTAGTAGAGCCACTTTGTGTGGAAAATGGATTGGTTAACGTATGGACTGGTTGAGTTGGAGTTATATCGTAATAAGCACCGCCAGCACTAATATAAAACTTTAAGTTAGTGCCTACTCCAATTAGCTTTTGAGCGCCCAGAGTTACCCATGTCCATAAAGAACGGCAAATTCCAAAAAATGTATTGCCAGAAATGCGTTGCCACCCACCAATTTTCTCAGGTGTGCCTTGGCGAAAGCGAATCTTGTCGCAGTCATACCAGCCGTTTTCACTGGTATATCTAGTGTTCTCCTTATTTACGCCGGGTCGGAGTAATAATTTTTTTAATGGCATCTTTTATCCTAAGAACAGGGCGCGTTCATCTTTTCTACGATTCTCTAGCCCTTTAAGTATTTTGCCACCCGCCTTGCAATACTTCAAGAGTTCTTCTGCCGCCCCCTCCATATCCCCGCGAAGAACCTTCTGACGGAGGGTTGAGCGCTGTAGTGTTCCCAAACCAACATTAAAGCTAAAAGAGATAAGA